GATGATGATGTTCTTTTCGGTGATGCACCAGAGCAGCGTACAAAAAATCCCCGTTATAATTAAATGGAACTCTCCGACTATCTGCGTGACCCCATGTATGCTGCGCTTATTGCGGGAGCCATCACCGCGGCGTACATTCATCTCAAGGCGCATCTCAACAACGAGGGAAAACTCGAACTCAATAAATACACCAAGCCCGCTGCACTCAACGCGATTCTCGTGTTTTTCATCGTGTCGGGTGGTATAGGTCAGAGGGAGGCTATCTCCAGCGAACCTTTTTAAAACTTAAAGATTACACCAATACAATAAGAAAATGGCGTCCGTTACTGCGTTTAACGATATGATGGGTCAATTTCTTGTGGAATTGCACAAGACTTTTCCAGAGGAAAAAGGTATCAAGAAGATGATGACTTCGTTCGATTTGTTGAAGACGACTAACCCTCGTCTCGTCGTCGACGGTTTCATGACTGGTGTCTCTCCCTACGCTGACAAGATTTCTGCGAAGGATGAGACATTCCTGCTCAAGGAGATTGAGACGATTGAGTTTCTCAAAGACCTCGACATTAAGAGGTATTGGGAGAAGATGTCTGCCAACACCAAGTCTGCGACGTGGCAGTACCTCCAGACGCTCTACATGCTTGGTACGACCATCGTCTCCATCCCCGATGAGACCCTTAAGATGATTGAGGGTATCGCGAAGGATTGCGCGGACAAGATGCAGAGTGGTGATGGTCAGATTGACCAGGATGCACTCATGAAGATGATGGGTGGCATGCTTGGTAACCTCCCAAAAAAATAAACCCCATGTATACTAAATGAAGGCTTGGTTTGACGAACCTCAGCAACTTATTAGCGCCGACCAGGTTGCTCAGTTTTGGCCGACGAGTGAACAAACCCCAGAGGATAGGGTTAACGCTGCGTCTCGCTTTGTTATTTACGTATGCTGTATCATTTACCTGATTCGCCGAGACCCCCGTGTCTTTGTTCTAGGTGCGACCGTTCTCGGTGTCATCTACGTTCTTTATAAGTCGAGGATGGTGAGGGAGACTTACGGTATCAGCACAGAAGGTGCTATGTGTCAGATGCCCACGGAGGATAATCCTATGGGTAATGTTCTCATCACGGATTTTACGGATGCCCCTAACCGTTTGGAGGCGTGCTATTACTCCAGTGTGAAGCCCTTTATCAGCAGCTACACGAGTGACCGCATCCCATACGACGCTGGTCGTTCTCGGACGGCGCTGCCTAGGTATCTTCGCAACGCCGCGGAGAGGCAGTTTGTTTCGAATCCAGTGACGAAAATTCCAGGAGACCAGACGGCGTTCGCTGAGGCTCTCTATGGTCGTAAGAACGCCCCTATGTGCAAGAGTGACACCCGCTACTGCAGCCCCGACGCTCGTGGTGTTCAGCTCGAAGCTTTCGCGGGTCTCGGTTCGGATGGGGACATCCGGGGTCCCCGAGGTGGTGGTCGTGTGAGAGGGGGTGGCGGAACCTATAGTTAGATAAATATTCTCATGTAATAGTAAATGGCGTATCAGCTTCAACCTGGCCTTTTCCAAGTTCAAAACAAGGGTGCTATCCCTCCAGTCAAAGCGACTGATGAAGTTTTTGTATACCCCCAGCCCAGTGCTCTCAACTGTGGTGATTGCCGACCCAACACCATGCTTTATGGCACCGCCCCCTACATGGCTGGTAAGGGTTCTCCAGCCCAGTACATAGACACGAGTGATGAGCTTCGTCCCCAGTCGACTTCCCGTTTCAACAAGAACATCGTCCAAACCTATGAACGTAACCTCTTCCCCCTCACCAACATGGAGTGTAAGGTTCCTCTCCGCACCATGCGATACGAACCAGCGAGCACCCGTGCCGAACTTCAAAATGGTCTGTTTCAGCAAAGGTACGTTAATAAAAATGTTAACAAGAAGTAAGAATGGCTGATCCCATTTCGCTCATGGCTGTCGCAGGTCTCGTGTATGCGGGTCGGAACCTCAGTACCAAGTCTCAACCCCCCAAGGTTGAGCCTACGGTGCCTGTATTGAAGAATCCCGAGATTATTGAATCGAACAACTTCGAACCCGTGGTTGAAGTTCCACGTAAACGAGAGATGGAGAGTTTCGCTGATATCGCTATTCAACAGAGGAGTGGTGGTCAGGAAATCCTCAACATGCGGAATCGGATGTATGACCAGGGTCGTATGAACAACTTGTCCCCCATAGAGAAGCAGTTGGTTGGTCCAGGTCTGGGTGTCAGTGCCGACACCCCCGCTGTTGGTGGTTACCAGCAGATGTTCCGTGTCAACCCAGTGAATGTTGGTGAATATAGGCTCACGACCCTCCCAGGTCGGTCGGGACCCGCTGCGGATATTACAGGTGGTCGGTCTGCTATGGTTGGTCAGTTGACTCACTACAAGCCAGAGACGACTGCTCATCTCCCTTCCAGGCGTCCCACGATGCCTGGTCGCGCGCAGGGTATGTCTGGTGTTGTTCCTCGCAACGAGCATGAGAAGACGAAGCGTACCACTAACCGCTCGGAGACGGGTCTTCGTGAGGATGGTCTCGGGTTCAATGGTGCGAAGCGGTTTGTCTCGGCTCAAACTGTCTCTCAAGACCCCACTCGCTTCAAGAGTGACCGTAACGATGCCCAGTACGACTACATCAACCGACCTGCCCCAGGTATTCACAGCCATCACGGTGCTTACACGAACAGTGCCGCCGCTCAGGTGACCGCCAAGACCAACGAGGAACTCATGAAGTACGGTTTCCGTCCCGAAGACCGCCGTGGTAAGGCGAACCGTATGGGTAACGCGGGTCGCATGAACGTTCGTGAGTCTGCCCTCAAGCAGGGTGGTCGCTTGACGACGGTTCGCAGCGATACCACTCGTGTCGATGGTCGCATCAACGCTGCCAACGGTGGGTGGACACAGCAGTACCAGCAGAAGCCTTTCCATCAGTTCAACTCGTACAAGGGTAACGCGAACCCCAACACTCACACTTTAGACATCGCGAAGCGTCAGCTCCAAAACAACCCCTTGGCGCACTCGCTCTCTCATTAATTTTGTACGTCTCAGACAAAAACAATCATTAAAATATTGTGCCTATATTTTAATGAAGGTTCATAACCTCTCTATCGATAGTAGTCAGCGTGACGTGAATGTGTACCCTCTCGTGAATAGTTATGTCATTACACTTGAAAATCCCATCTATGACGTTTCTGACCTAAAGTTGGTGTCTGCTCGTATCCCAACACCACAGTTGACTCTCTGTTCTACAAACAATACATTCAGTGTTGATGGTCAAACGATTACACTGGAGAGTGCTGACTACCCAACTGGTGACGACCTCGCGACACACTTACAAAATGAACTCGCACCACCCACTTCTAATGTGAGCGAGGTTACGTTTGACACCGATACTAAACGATTTACCTTCTCCAATATTGGTACGTCGAACACGTTCACGTTCGAGTTTTATTCAGGAACAAACGGGTACCATGATGAAACCTCATCTGTCACGACACCTCATCAAGTTATTGGGTTCTCGTCTGCTGACCAGGTGTCTGCGAGTAATGTTCTCACATCTGGTGCAATCAATCTCGTTGGTCCAAATTCCCTGATACTCAAAATGACTGCAGGCTCAGATGAGTTCACCCAAAGTGTGTACACGTCCACACCATTTTACACAGGACACATACTTCTCGACGGTTCGGATTTTATAAACTTTAATGGCGCTGATGACATTCTCACCCACCACTTTCATTCTGGTTCCCAAAAATACATCAAAGACATTCGAGTCGAGTTCTTCTACATGAGTCACGGTCGCCTGATTCCATATGACTTTATGAATCAAGAGCATATCCTGAAGTTTGAAGTCACATGTTCCACCGATAAATTGAAGAATTTACCAAAAGTTCCCATCAAAGAAGTGTTTGGAGGAGAAGCACCTGTAAGCATTCCTGAAAAGAAGGAGAATCCTTATAGATGGAAGAAGGAGTATACGTATATCGTCGCTATAGTAGTCGTTGGACTACTCTTGATGATGCTCATGAAGCGTAAACCCAAACCGATTAGCGAGTAATCGCGAAGACGGGCTGAGCGGGCTTCTTAACCTTGCCGTTGATACGGACAACGAGCATGTAGACAATGATGGAGAGCAGGGTGGTCATGAGGGCAGTGATGGCGTACTGGGTACCGCCGTTCTTGGGAACCTTCACAAGCTGGGTGACGGCCCAGCGGACGAAGTCCATCCACGCCATCGCAGACGCGAAGGAGAAACCACCAACAATGGAGTTGAGGGTCTGGGTCTTGAGTTCCTGGGTGACGAGGTCAACGGTTTTCATGGCAGCAGCGGACATGGTGATTGGTATACTATACTCGGGGAAAAAAATTATTCAAATGAAAGTTTCTCCTTCTCAACATGTTTTTTAAATTTTTTGGTTTTGATTGTTTTTGTTTTAGAGAAAAGCTGCTCATCGTCTGATGAATCATCACTAGAACTGGTATCGGACTCATACTTTTTAAATGAATCGTTTGTGAATGACCATGGTTCTGGATCAGAGCTACTCATTACTATTAATAGCATTTTTTAACATCTGTTCTATCGGACTCTGCGGCACCCAAGAGTCCCAGCGTTCAACAGCTTC